GGTTGGCTGGCGTCCATTGCGTTTAATGGGAACAAAGATTGGTGCCGAGATACGAAAGGTGGATAGACAGATATTGTTACCAGGCGGCGGTGAAGTTACTGTGAGAAGTGCGGACAATCCTGACAGTCTGCGAGGTGAAGGATTGGACTTGGTTGTATCAGACGAGAATGCTTTTACTGCTGAGGCGGTATGGACTGAGGCTTTACGGCCTGCATTATCAGACAGGCAGGGCAAGGCGATATTCATTAGCACACCAAAACGGCGTAATTGGTTCTTTAGATTATTTCAGCATGGCATGAATAACACTGAGTGGGAGTCGTGGCAAATACCGACCAAAGGCTGTGAGATTGTGAACGGTGAATTGATTCGCAAGCCGCACCCGTTAGAAAATCCTTATATCGAGTGGGATGAGGTTGTGGATGCCTTTCGCACATTACCTGAAGATACTTTCCGTCAAGAGTATATGGGCGTTTTTCTTGAGGGTGAAGGGGCGGTATTCAGGAACATCAAGGCTTGTATGGGAGCGCCTAAAGACGCAAAACCTGAAGATCACAAAGGTCATCAGATTGTAGCCGGCGTGGACTGGGCAAAACAGGCGGATTATACAGCAATATCTATTGGCTGCCTGGATTGCAGGAAAGAAGTTGCGAGAGATAGATTCAACCAGATTGACTATGCATTCCAGAGTAAACGTATAAAGGCGCTATTTGAGAAGTGGAATGTATACAACGGGCTTATTGAGCTTAATGGTATTGGCGATCCGCAATTTGAGCAGTTACAGCGTGAGGGGTTGAATGTGTCTGGATTTCAGACAACGGCAAGCAGCAAGCCTCCACTTATTGAAAATTTAGCATTAGCATTACAGAATGAAGAATGGCAATTCCAGGATGATTCTATCTGGACAGGTGAGCTTGAGGCGTATGAGCAAACGGTTAATCCATATACGAACCGAAGCAAATATAGCGCACCAGAAGGGATGCATGATGATACGGTTATTGCAAGGGCACTCATGGTAGAATGTCAGAACCGTGTCATGGAAATAATTAACAATCCTCTCACCTTTACGGATTAAGGAATGATATTATGGCAGATAATTTTATTACAAATATTGTAGACTTCTTCATGGGCAGGCTGGCTTATGCGATGCTTGACCAGGCACGGCGCGAGGTGGTTGACGGCATAGTAGAGCGCCGCGCATACCGGCAGGGCTATCAGCGGCAATCCCTCAAGGTTAAGCCGAATCATGCTGATGATAATGTTAGCTTGAACTTGATTGGCAAGGCAGTTGATCAATCTCTATCTATGCTATTTGGTGAAAGCATCAAGGTTGATCTGGGTGGTGTTGAGGATACAGACCCAAAGCAATTATGGCTTGATGAAGCCTGGCATATTAACAAGGGCGAGATATTACTCAAGCGATTAGGCATGATGGGCGCGGATTCTGGTATTTGCTATGCCAAATTGATACCAGAAGCACGCGAGAGGATGGGTATTGCCTACCCTCGAATTGTGGCTATGGACCCGATGTATATGGACATCTATACCAATCCATCGGATTACGAGCAGGTTTATCAGTATGTTTATGAGTATGAAACTGAAGACCCCGAATCCAACAAATCTATTAAATTTAAGCAGATGATATTCATTGGTGAAACTGGAAAATGGATCATTGAGGATTATAAGACACAGCCGGGCGGCAATAAATATGAGTTAATTGCTGAACCTATTATTTGGGAGTATAACTGGTCGCCTGTGCTGCATTGGCAGAACCTGCCCAGTGTGGCTGGTGTATATGGCAAACCTGATATAACAGATGATATTATCCAGTTACAGGATAGGATTAATTATGCAGCGTCAAATATCAACAAGATTATCCGGCTAAATGCTCACCCTCGCTGGTATGCTACAGGGTTTGGAAGCGGCCAGCTTGCGACTATCGAGTGGGGGCCTGAACAGATGCTTAAGCTACCGTCCGGTTCAGAAGTCGGCAGTACCGAGATGCAATCCGAGCTTGAAGGCAGTCGTGAATGGGTGGCTTACCTGACAAAAGAACTTTATTCGATTATGCGTTCTGTTGATGTGGCAACCGTCAAAGACGAATTAGGACAGCTAACGAATTTTGGTGTCAAAATGCTGTATCAGGATGCGCTTGCCAAGAACCATGATAAACGGGACTTGTATGGTGAAGCGATTATTGAGTTGTCCCGCAGAATGCTTGAGATGGGTGGCAACTATGATGAGAGTGTGGAGCCTATCCGTGTGATATGGCAAGACCCGCTCCCCAGCAACGAAAAAGAGGAAATCGAGGCACTATCTAAGGACGTTGAGATTGGGCTTGTCAGCAAGCAAACTGCATCCCAAAAGCGCGGCTACGATTGGTCTACAGAACAGGGACGGATTGAACAAGAGCAAGCCGACGAGGACAATATCGGTGCCTTGATATTGAGGAATTTTGAGACGAATCGAGGTGTCTAATCGCAACTCTATCTGAAACCGTCCAAACAGTAGCCGATCAACAGCGTGAAGAATTGCTTAAGCTATGGCTGTCAGAATACAATCAGTTATCACGCGCTTATGGTAATCTATGGCTTGACCTGAAAGCTGAAGCCGAACTGCTCGGCATTAAGATTGAGGACGGCGAATACACAACCGCCAGTATCAAGAGGTCACAGCAATATAAGGATTTCATTCGCAAGACAGCGGCGGCTATTGGCGGCTATCAACTGCTGGTAGTGGCATCCTCACGGGATCTGCAGCAGGGGGCGATTGATAGAAGTTATGCCAACCTGGAGCGATTGGTGGGGTTGCAGGACAATAGCTTGGGATTCCGCAAGGTAGAAAAAGGGGCGCTGGAAGTACTGATTTCTTATCTTGAACCTGGATCGCCGCTTTATAACAGGATTAATGGATTGTCGGATTATGGCGCAGACCTGGTATCTCAGGCGATTATCGACAGCATTCGCAAGGGACACAATGCAACTGAAACAGCACGCACGATTCGTAAAGCCTTCGGAGCGCCGTTATCGGAGAGTCTGCGAATGACACGCACAGCGACAGCCTGGTCATATCGTGAGGCAAATCGGCTGCAATACATGACCAATCCGCAGGCAGTAGAAGGCTGGATATGGTATAGCGCCCTTGACCCTGGACGGACGTGTATGAGTTGCGTTAATTTGCACGGTACATTTCATAGTGCTGCCGAAGTGCAGAACGACCATCACAACGGACTTTGTACGTCAATTCCTAAAGTGATTGGTTTTGATAATCTGGTTGATGAGATGGGAGCGGACTGGTTCAACCAACAGCCGGAGAGCGTACAACGGCAGATGATGGGACATAGCAAATATGAGGCTTGGAAAGATGGCAAGATTAGTATCGGTGACATGACTAAAACCTATCAGGATGAAGTATATGGCGAGATGACACGTGAAGCAAGTCTGAAAGATTTAATCGGAGATTAATTGGATTAACTTTGACAATCTTTCTATATTTATGATATAATAATTTAACCTCAACCACCTGACCGGCAGGGTTCAACCGGGAATGAGGACATAATGGCAGATGAAGACAAGAAACTTAATAACGAAGGGCAAGACGAAGGGACGCAGCCTTCCGAGCCGACACAACCTAACCTACCTGACGGACAGGGTAAACAACCGGATAAAGGAAAGGTGTTCACGCAGGAAGAACTTGACGACATTGTACAGGGACGGCTTTCGAAAAAGGAAGCGGCAATCGCTAAAGAACTTGGAATGGACATCGAAGCAGCCAAAGCAAAGTTAAAGGCGATGCAGGACGTGGAAGACAACAAAAAATCGGCTATCGACAAGCTCCAGGAAGAACTGGCAGCTATGAAGAAACAGGCTGAAACAGAGCGAGAGCATGCCGCCCGGATCAAGCGGGAATCGCAGATCAAGGACGTAGCAGTCGAGCTCAACTTCAACGACCCGTCCGACGCCATCACATTCTTAAACAACGAAAAGTTTGAGTATGATGATGACGGAAACATCACAAATGCCAAGAAATTGCTGACCGAACTTGCCGAAAACAAAAAATATCTCATAAGGGAGCAGCCGTTTCAGAATCCGGCTAATCCGGGGAGTGGACGTAAACCCAAAGACGAGAACGAACGACTAAAGGAATACGGATACCACATACCGAAGCGGTAAAAAGCTCCTAACGATAAGGAGTTAATAACATGGCAAGCGGTTTGAACACTTACTCGCAAGTTTCCAGTATTGCACAGGCGATGCAGGAAGATGCGACTCTCATTGCCCGCACCACGCCGTTGATGACCCAGCTAGTACAGGTATTCAGCGATATGGGCGGAGGCAATGAACGTAAAAATTACGAATATTCCGAGAACACAGCACAATCTATTGGGGAATCTGATGACCTCACCAGTACGGTTTTTGAACCTTCATTACTGACGACCCTCACTCCTGGTGAAATCGGTTTGCAGTATTTTGTAACCGATAAACGGGCGGCCTCAGAACTGCCCGAAAATATCGTCAGGGATGGCGCAGCCGACTTAGGCGCTGCAGCTGCTGACAAAATCGAAAGCGATCTGCTTAGCGATATGCAGTCCTTCACTGGCGGCACGATTGGAGCAAGCGGCACGACCCTCACCTGGGGACATTGTTTGGCGGCTATTGCACGCGCACGAAAAGCACTAAAAAATCAGACCATTCCCTTGGTCATGGTACTGCATGAGTACCAATGGTTCGATGTTGCGAAGGCAGCATCTATTGCAGCCGATACCTCTATGGCACAAGCCCCCCAATTCTCCAACGACATCACGTTGAACTATTATCGTGGACGAGTAGCCAACACAGCCATTTTCGTTACAGCTAACAGCGGTATGGAAAGCGGAACGGATGCTTATGGCGGAGTATTCCCAAGAAGCGCACTTGCATTTGATGTAAGGCGCGACATTCGGATTGAACCAGAACGTGACGCGTCACGGCGTGGCACAGAATACAACATGAGTGCCATGTATGCTCATGGGGTTTGGTACGCGAAATACGGCGTGCAGATTATATCCGATATTACTGCCCCAAGTAGCTAAGAAAGGAGTTAACTAATGGCTGGTAACATTCACGTACAAAGTATTTACCTGGGCGATCCGGGTGCGGCTGACACAATGTTGGTCTGGCAGGCTCCCTCTGATGACATCGGCGGCGGTGTGCGGATTCTCGAAGCAATGGCAGTCAACATGGCTGCGACTGCTGGCGGCACATCCTTTACGCTGGCATTGCATAAGTATTCCAACGCAGGCACTCCCGCTGTAAACGGCACCATCTCCGACACAATCGGTGGTTCTGCTGATGAGTGGGCGGATAGCGTTCCCAAGGAGTTTACAATCGACTCTGATTATAGCTTCCTGGATGCCGATGAATGGCTTGCGGTTGCGTACGCTGAGGAAAATAGCGGCAATCCAACACGGGCCTACATCACCATCAAATACGAAGTCGGCAAATAAATCGAAGAGTGCAAGCAACGATTTAATTACAGGGGTTAGATAGATAGCATGCGTCGAAAAGGGATGCCTCACCCCTGCTAACCCCTTATTGAGGCGCTGGAGGTATATCATGAGGATTGATAACACCAAAGTTAAGGTTGATAAGGCGGAAGGAGGTACAACCGCGTCCAAGGCGTTGAGAATTATGTGGCTCTCAAATGCTCCTTGGGCGCACTGAGGCATACCGGATATGCAAATCAAACCGGCTTGTTCACGCCTAGAATAAATGCCTTGCCAAATGTTAAGGTTGCTATCACGGCGTTTTATGGACTGGAAGGTTCCGTCTTGGGCTGGGAAGGCATAGACGTTTTCCCAAGGCATCGACACAGCTATGGTATGGATATTATTGACGCCCATGCCCGCAGATTTGAAGCTGATATTGTAATTTCGCTGATGGATGCTTGGGTAATAGTACCAGAAATGATACGCCCACCTATCAAATGGATTCCCTGGTTTCCCGTAGATAGCGAACCGTTGCCAATTGCTGTACAGCGCAAAGTAGAACAAGCGCATAAACGGATTGTGTTTAGCCGGTTCGGAGAACAAATGTGCCAGGATGCTAATCTTGATTGCTATTACGTGCCTCACGGCGTTGATACAAAGGTATTCAAGCCAACCGGACAACTGGAAGCACGGCAGCAATTACAGATCCCTGATGATGTATTTTTGATTGGTATGGTGGCAGCCAACAAAGGTGCGCCATCCAGAAAAGCCTTTACTCAGCAATTAGATGCCTTCAAGATGCTTAAAGATAAACACGATGACGTTCGCATGTACATTCACACTGAGGCGGAAACTCCCAGCGGCGTAAACTTACCCGAATATATTAATCATATCGGGCTTGTAGTTGGTAAAGATGTAGTTTTCGCACCACATTATGATTATCTGGTAGGGATGCCGCCAGAAAAGATGAATTTGCTTTATAACGCCTTTGATGTGCATACTCTGGTCTCACTTGGTGAGGGGTTCGGCATTCCCATCGTAGAAGCGCAGGCAGCGGGCTGTCCTGTGATTGTAGGGGACTGGACATCCATGAGCGAACTTTGCATGAGCGGCTGGAAGGTCCCCAAAAGTGAATCAGATCATATTTGGACAGGCGTGGCAGGCTATCAATTTGTTCCACGTGTAGAAGCGATATATGAGCAGTATGAAGCGGCTTACCGCATGAAGGGCAATCAGGACTACCG